AGCAATTATAATACAAACAACAAAAGTTAAAACCATTACAGTTGCTATTGCTGTGTCTTTTAAATTTATCATAATTAATTTTATTAAACCAATTATAATACAAACAACGAAAGTTAAAACCATTATAATTGCTATTGCTGTGTCTTTTAAATTTATCATAATTAATTTTATTAAACCAATTATAATACAAACAACAGAAGTTAAAACCATTACAGTTGCTATTGCTGTGTCTTTTAAATTTATCATAATTAATTTTATTTGATTGTTAATTCTTTTAACTTTTCCGAGCCATCTTTTAACTCTTCAATGTCTAATTTTAATTTATCAATATCTTTATCTAAAGATTTTGTTAATCTTTCTAATTCTTTTAATAATTCTAACATATTTAAGGGATTAAAGTTAATTACAATATCTAGTTTATAACCTACAATTCTAAATGTCAAGTTTTATTTGCAAAATAATTTTTATAATATTAAAATGTGTTCGGGTGGTTTCTCACACTTCTAACATTCTCCACCCATAGGGGTGTAACCTATCTATGATTTGAGTTGATTACAGCACCCCTAAAATTAGATTTTCATTTTATCTAATTATAAGTTGCATGATTGAAGGGAGGGGGTTCTGGTTTTCCCCCTCCTGATCCTTCCTAAAATAATTACTTGACATTTAGAATCATTTAATAAATACTTACTTTGTCTGGACTGATAATAAGACATTTTTTTCTTTATGGAAGTGAGAAATCAGTCCCTCACTTCCGCCACTAAATATAGGACTGATGACAAATCGAAATACTTCTAAAAGCTTCATTTTACACAAAGATAGTTTATCCATTTTAGATAAAATGGAAGATAAGCAAGCTGGACAACTTTTTAAAGTTATTTACCATTATCAAATCAATAACAAATTACCAGAAGATATTGATCCTGTTTTAGATTTATTAGTCACAACTTTTATAAATCAATTCAAAAGAGATCAAGAGAAATATGAAGAAAAATGCAGGAAAAACAAAGAAAATGCTAAAAAGCGATGGGATGCGACCGCATGCGATGGCATACAAACGAATGCGAAACATGCCTATAGTGATAGTGATAGTGATAGTAAGAAAGATAGTAAATTAATAGATAAGCAATTTGAAGAATTTTATAATAAATACGGAAAAAAGAAAAGTCCTAGTGATGTTAAAAATAAACTCAAGGCAGCATTAAAGAAAGACAGCTTTGAGAATATCATGTCAGGATTAGATAGCTATATTAAAAATAGATCGAAAGACAGTCAATTCTGGAAATATCCTGCTACATGGTTAAATCAAGAGTGTTGGAAAGATGAATATAATCAGTCAGAATCAAACACAGAGCAACACACAGCCGATTTAATCAATAAAATGATGAATGACACATTAATAAATAAAATAGAGGTCACACACTCAAATAAGGCAAAGTTATTTATGACCAAAGATAATTTTTATAAATATAATTCATTTTCTAACGATCTTAAAGAAAAGATATTAAATTCTTTAAAAAACGAATTGGGGGTTAATGGGTTAGAATACAATTTTTAATTATGACTATTTATCAAAATCAAGAAGCAGAACAAGTAATATTGGGAACTGCAATAATGAATAACAGCTTATTATTAAATGTAGCTGATATTTTAGAATCAAAGCATTTTTCTTATATCGAGCATCAAGAAATTTGGAAGGAGTTTATAAGAATAGGAAGAGAAGGGGGAACCGCCGATCCTGTGACACTTAAAAACTTTATGCAAAACAATACGATATTTAAAGATTTAGGAGGTTCTAAATACTTAATGATATTAATGCAATTAGCAAATGGAGTTGCTGATTTAAGAAGCTATGCCAAAACATTAATTGAGTTATGGCAAAAAAGAGAGTTTTACGAGTTAATAGAAAATTGTAAAAACGAATTACAAGAAAAGAGTTTTAACTATTTATCGTCAGACTTCCAGAATAAAATTGCAGGATTGGAGTTTCAAGAACCTAAAAAACAAACGCAATGCACCTCTGACATTCTTGACGATCTTGACAAAGAAGATGCAGAGGGCTTAAGTGATAAATTTGTAGAAACAGGATTTTCTAAATTAGATAATCTTATAAATGGCGGACTTTATGCAAAACAGCTTTATATTATAGGGGCAAGACCTTCAGTTGGAAAAACCACCATAGGGCAAAATATTATATTAAATGCAAGTCGATCAGGTAAAAGATGCCTCTTTATTTCGCTAGAAGTAGATAAAAGAAATGTAATGTATAAATTCTTGTCAAACATGAAATCTATTGATAATTGGAAGATTCAGAAGAAATGCCTAAACCAATCCGAAGTAGCAGATTTACAAGAGGCTAAAGAAGAATTGAGAAATATGAAGATATATGTCAATGATTCATCTGGACTAAATATAACACAAATTAAGCAGATTATTAAAAACCAGATAGACAAACAACCAGTAGACTTAGTAGTTGTAGATTATATTCAAATTATGAAAGGTGAGGACACTAGAAATAAGAACGAATCTTTAATAATAAAAGAGAATACAACAGCCTTAAAATCAATAGCAAAACAATTCGATATTCCAATTTTAGCATTAGCACAGATCAACAGAAAAGCAGTTGAAGGAAGTAATCAAGAGCCAACAATTAATGACTTCAAAAGTAGTGGAGGTATAGAAGAAGATGCAGATGTTGCTATGATATTACACAGAGATAGAAGAGAAGATAAGGAGGACGGGTATTTTTCAGACTCTGGAAAGATAATAATTGCTAAGAATAGACATGGACGAACAGGTGTTTCAAATGTGATGATTCAGGGTAATTTTGGGCGATTTTTAGAAATAAATTAAATAAACATGGAGCATATATCAAAATCAATAGAAAGAATTTTACAGGAAATAAAAGATAACAACATTAAATTAAAATAATTAATATTTATGTTTGACATTTAGAATTCCAGCTTATAATATAAACTGTGTAATCAATTTAAATCAACGAATAATGATAATAACAACACAACAAGAACTAGACGATTTAATTGCAAAAGCAGATGAATCAAATACAATAGTTTTAGACGAGGATTTGGAAATCACTTTTAATTGCGAAATCCCTTGCAACATCAAAGCTAGAGACATCAAAGCTTGGAAAATCAAAGTTAAAAACATTACCGCTCACAACATCAAAACTGACAAAATCGACGCTATCAACATCAAAGCTGACAAAATCGACGCTTACGACATCATAGCTTGCAACATCAAAGCTAAAAACATAAAATATCATGCTTTTTGTATAGCTTACGAATCTTTGAAATGTAACTCAATTTCAGGAATAAGAGAAAACTCTTTCCACAAATGCTTAGATCAAGAAATTGAAATTAGATAAAATTAAACACTTAATATAATGCAAATAGAAACACAAAGACAATTAGATGATTTAATCGCAACAGCAGATGAATCAAATACAATAGTTTTAGATGAAAGTTTAGAAATAATTTTTGATTGCCAAATCCCTTGCAACATCAAAGCTTGGAACATCAAAGCTTGGAGCATCAAAGCTCACAATATCATAGCTTACCACAACATCAACGCTAACGACATCAAAGCTCACAACATAGACGCTATCAACATCAAAGCTCACAACATAGACGCTATCAACATCAAAGCTCGCAACATAGAATATTGTGTTTTTTGTATAGCATACGAATCTTTAAAATGCGAATCAATTTCGGGAGAAACAGAAAACTCTTTACACAAATGTTTAGAACAAGAAATTGAAATTATAAAAAAAGAAGAAGAAAAAGTAACCATCGAACTAACAAAAAGCCAACTAGATAAAATTAAACACTTAATATAATGAAAATAGAAACACAACAAGAACTAGATAATTTAATCGCAACAGCTAAGGATAATCGGATTGTTTTAGATGAAAGTTTAGAAATAATTTTTGATTGCGAAATCCCTTGTAGCATCAAAGCTTGGAACATCATAGCTCGCAACATCAAAGCTTACAAAATCGACGCTATCAACATCAAAGCTCACAATATCATAGCTTATCACAACATCAACGCTTACAACATCTACGCTAAGAACATCTACGCTAAAAACATCGTGGCTAATTTTGACATCGACGCTTACAACATCATAGCTCACAACATCATAGCTTACAACATCTACGCTTGGATTATCCAATATCATGCTTTTTGTATAGCTTACAAATTTTTGAAATGTAAATCGATCGCAGGAAGAAGAAACAATTCTATCCATAAATGTTTAGATCAAGAAATTGAAATTATAAAAAATTAAACACTTAATATAATGCAAAAACTAAGAATATCAAACACATACAACAAAGAAAATAATCAATATGAAAAAGGTACTTTTGAGGTAAGGGAGAACGAAAAATCTATTACCGGAAAAGTTAGTATTTCTAGCAAAAAAGATGATAAATATATATCAAAAACCTTGCCATTTATTGCTTTTAGGTCTACAATAGATAGAGAAACAGAAAGGGCAATTTTAAATTCTCGAGGTCAATTATTTGACGCTGAAATTGGTTTAATGGTTGATAATTTTCAAGATCAAACAGGAAAGACAATCACTTATGCAAAAGTAGTAATTAACAAAGCTAAATTTGAAGCAGTAGATAAGCATAATCAAGCGAAGGCTAACGGATACCAGCCAGAGGATTTGCTAGATGACAAAATACCTTTTTAGAATGGAGTATAAAAGAGTTTTAAAAAAAGATGCTGTTTATATAAATATACTACATGATAATTCTGACGCTAGAGCGGAGGGAGTTATTAGGGTGTTAGATCGAATAGCTTTTAAAAATTTAAAAAATCTTGAGTCAATCAAGGATCGTAAAGGTTTCTTAATATTGACTTGGAGAGAAATCCCAACTGACAGACAATTTAAAGTCTTTGGGGAATCTTGGGAAAAAGAATACGAACCTCCTGAGAATGTTATTAATCAATTAATTATAAAATTATGGAACAAAAACCAATCACAGTAGAACTTTATTGTAACAACAACATAGAAGAGAAATTAAAAAAATATCAAAAAAAACACGATATATTTAGCTTATTCCAAATAAGAAAAACATTTCTTGCCGATAATAAGCCTCGATTTATTTTTGTAAGTCAAGAAGCCCATAAGTCAGAACAAGATTTCTTTAATGATCCAGAAAATAAATTATTTTATGCTAAAGAAATAAGAGAAGAAATTGAGGGTTTTAAATCTATTGGGATCGAAATAGATAATCCAGACGAATTTCCATATAGAGAAACCGAAGCAGAAGCCGAAAAAGATATGGAACGATTTATAGATTGGTTATTAATCAATTAACGGAATGCCCTCCTGCTTATTTTTTGTAGTATAGTGCTTTTTAGGTTGAAGTGCTTGACTGTCCTTGATGCTAGAAATAGTTAAATTCGCTTTAGCAGGATAAAGGGATAATATTTTTTGAGCCTACAATCAAGGAAAAACCTATTAATAAAATAAAAAAATTATGATACCATTTAAAATAAAACTATTAACAGAAACAGCAAAGGCACCGACTCAAGAGAATGAGGGCGATTTATGGGATATATATGCAGATGATTTTTGTGCAATAAATTTAAAAGATCAGGAAATTAAAGCAGATATAGCAATAATTGAAGATCATTGTTATATCAGTAATAGCAACGATTTTTTTCATCTAACAGGTAATTCAAAAGAAAATAAATCGTCTTGCACACTATATCCGCAAGGAAGAATCCTAGTAAAAACAGGAATAGCGATTGAGTTGCCAATTAAATATTCAAAAAGACAAAGAATCGGAAAAGCTAAAAAAGACTTTAATACAAATGAAATATTGTATTTACTTGAAGAGTGGAGCTATAAAAAGAAATACAATAATAAAATTTGTAGTCATGTAGAAGCCTATGCAGTAGCAGACATAAGACCAAGATCAGGACTAGCCTTAAAACATGGAATAACAGTATTAAATACACCTGGCACAATAGATAATTCATATCGTAAAGAAATAGGAGTAATTCTCTATAACGCAGGACACGAGCCTTACACAATAACCAAAGGAGATAAAATCGCTCAAATGCTAATAAGGCCATTATATCTAAGTAAAATGGAGATTGTAAAAAATATTGAAGATACTGGCAGGGGTGGTTATGGCTCAACTGGTAAATAAATAATTATGAAAGTAATATTAAGTAGAGATCTTACACTAAAAATCGACGATGAAGAGTCAGGATATGTAGTAAAGAAGTCAGAAGAATGGAACGACACTAAAAAAACATACGAAAGACTTTATTCAGTCAAGAACCTAAAAGGAAATATTGTTATGGACGATATAGACTTAAAAGAGTTTAGAAAAGAGTATAAGAACATAAAAAACTGGAAAGAGATATTAAAAAATGAATAGAATAACACAATACATAAACTTTTACAAAGTAAAAAAAAACTTAAAAGTAAATGAAGAGCAACAAAGCTTAATAGAAAAAGCTAAAAGTAAATTTATTAAAAGAAAAAATGGAATTGACGGCTATAAAATGCCACTATATAAAAATATAAAAAGCTTCAGATTAGATCTTGATGATATATTTCAGGAGAAGGCAGGAGGGAGAAAAATCACTTCTTGATTATTAATAATAACAGCTTATAATAAAATAGGTTTTTGATAAAGCTAGGAAGTTTTTTATAAATTTCCTAGTGACTTATAATAAATCTATTTAGTATTATTAATATCAAAGAATCACTAATGGCAGAATATAAAAACCCTGATGATAAAAAGGTTTCAGGCAGACCAAGACTTATTCCCAAAATTTGGAACGAAGAAAAAAAGAAAAAGATATTAGATGCTTATAAGGAAGGACAAAGCGATATTGCGGCTATTGTAACATTAGATCTTACAAAAGAAACTTTCTATAAATTAGTAAGAGCAGATAGAGAAAGTTTAGGAGATATAGAGCAAGACTTTGTTGACTCAATTAAAAAAGGTAGGACTTTAAGCCAGCAATGGTGGGAAGAAATCGGCAGGAAGGGAACAGTAGGAATAATAGATAGTTTTAATAATGGAGCTTTTGTTTTTAAT